GACGAGTGGCGGTATGTGATGATGGAGTATACACTCAATCCCGAGCAGATAGACAAGACTAAAAAGGCTATAGGCACAGACGGCAAGTTTGACCCTCTGCAACTTAAAAATCAAAACTATAGCCCGTATAGTTTTATACGCAAGTTATAAAAAAATGATAAAGAAAGATTGGAGTTTAAAAAATGGCAATCCAAAAGAAAAAAAGAAATGCCACCGAAGATGGACAGACCCTACAAAATTTAGCAAAAAGCGTGCAGGCAAAAGAAGATGAGCAAGAGCTCACGCCGTCTGCTACACCGCCAGAGGGCATAAGCCTTGACACACAGGCTACAGAGCAAGACACTACAGACACAGGGTCACAGGCAGTAGTTAAAGATGAGGGCAGTATTATCTATGGGCGTGATGATGAGACAGGAAGAAAAGGTGCAATCGGGGAGATGGAAATAAAATCTGCCCTTGATATTTTGACAGAGTATAAGACCGCAAAAAAAAGAATTGAGAATAAAATCATAGAGAATGAACAGTGGTGGAGACGTAGACACTGGGACACCGTGCCTGTGATTGAGGGCAAAGAAGATGACGAAGAACCGACCAGTGCATGGTTGTTTAACTCCTTAGCTAACAAGCATGCTGACTTCATGGACAATATCCCGACCCCAAACTTTCTGCCAAGGGAAGAATCTGACGAAGAAGAAGCTAAACTACTACAGAAAATTGTACCATGTATTTTTGATATTAACTCTTTTGAGAGTTTGTATTCCGATTGTTCGTGGACAAAAATGAAGCAGGGCACTGCAATTTATGGGGTTTTTTGGAACAGCCACAAAGAAAACGGTTTAGGTGACATTGATATAAAAGAGATAGACCTCAAAAATGTTTATTGGGAAGGTGGTATTAAAGATATACAAGCAAGCCCACACTTTTTTTCACTTGCAAGAGTTGATATCAAAACGCTTGAGAGCACTTATCCGTTTTTAGAGGGTAGGTTGCACGGTGGAGAGGACACAGAGTTTAAGGACTATATGCAGGACGAGCACGACAACGACAGGACAGAGGCAGAGCGAAACCGCACCACTGTTGTTGATTGGTACTATAAAAAGATTAACGACGAGGGGAAAAGCGTTGTACACTATGTAAAATTTGTAGAGGGCGAAGTGATTTATGCTTCTGAAAATGACGAGGAGTATATGGACAGAGGGTATTACGACCACGGGCTATATCCTTTTGTGTTTGATGTGCTTTTTCCAGTAGCTTCAAGTCCGATAGGGTTTGGCTTTATCGACATTATGAAATCACCACAACTGTATATCGACAAGATAGACCAGTTGATACTCAAAAATGCGTCTCTGTCAGGTAAAAAAAGATGGTTTGTGAAAGAAAATTCCGTGATAAACGAGGATGAATACGCAGACTGGAGCAAGGACTTTGTCCATGTGTCAAGCGGACAACTTGAGGACAATTTGAAAGAAATTCAAGTGTCAGGTGTACCACCTTTTATAGTTAATCACTTGCAACAAAAAATACAGGAACTTAAGGAAACCTCTGGCAACCGTGATTTTTCGCAAGGGTCAACTCAAAGTGGTGTTACTGCAGCGAGTGCAATTGCCGCACTGCAAGAGGCAGGGAGCAAGCTATCAAGGGACATGATAAAAACTACATATCGCAGTTATACTGCCATATCACAGATTGTTGTGGAACTCATCAGACAATTTTACACAGAAGAGCGTGCATTTAGGATTGACAAGCCAAATGGTGGCTATAAGTTTGTACGCTACAACAACAGCAACATATCAGAGCATGAGGAGATAGACCCGTTGACAAGTGGGGTTATTGTCCGCAGACCGATATTTGACATAAAAATATCTGCACAAAAGCAAAGCCCTTTTAACCGCACGGCACAAAATGAGATGGCAAAAGAATTGTTTAACCTTGGGTGCTTTAACCCTCAATTATCGACACAAGTTTTGCCTATGCTTGAGATGATGGACTTTGAGGGAATAGAAAAAATAAGAGAAACGGTATCACAAAATGGCACAATGTCTGATATGCTTACACAGCTACAACCTATTATCATGCAGATGGCAAGACAGATAGATAGTATGAGTGGCGGTATGACAAACTACATGGCACAGGTAACACCAATGCTTGCACAAGCAACAGGTCAAAACCCCCAGCAACTTATGGCAATGTCAGCACAGCCACAAATGCCAATGCAAGGTTTAGGTGGTATGGATAGTATGAGCGGTGCGAGTAATGAGCCGACGGGGCAAATGGGAAATAAAAACATACACAAGATAACAGCTGACAAGCCAAAGACGGATAACTCTTTAGCAACACAAGCAAGGATAAGAGCCTCAAAGGTTGGCAATGTAGACTATAAGTAAAGATAAAAGGAGATATAAAGTACAATGGCAAAAGTTAAAAAGACAGTAATATCTATGCCAAAATCAGAAAAGATATTTAAGCTTGAGATAAAAGGTCATAATTCGGACAATAGAATTTGTGCGGGCATATCCATGCTTGCATATACTTTTTTACAAAGTCTGTATGATTGCAGACTAAAAATAAAAGTTGAGGATAAAGACGGTTACATGTTAATTGCTTTTACCAAAAAGGAGTTAAAAGCAAATGCCCATGCTGTAGATATTTTAAAATATATCGAATTCGTAAAGAGGGGCTTTGGTTTGTTAAAAGAAGCCTACCCCGAAAATATAGAGATTTTGCCCAATTATTCAGGCTTTAAGGTAGCTAAAAATAAGGGGGTATTACATTTATAAAAAAAGTTTGATATAAAATTATTATAATCTTGCTACAGGTATTAAAAATTAAAACCAATCTATCCGTATCTGTAGCCATCTATAAAAAAGGGTCGTGCCTATAACACAGCTTTTAAAGGGTCGTGACCTACCACAGACACAGGAGAAAAGATGAACATTGAAAAAGTAAGATTGAATTTACACCGTTTTGACGGTGGAGAAGGCGGAGCGAGTGATTCGGGAACAGCAAATGTAGAGGGTAATCAAGTTGAAGATAGCAATAGTGGAGAACCACAAGAAGTTGTTTACGGCAAACAACCTGAAAAAGGCTCCGAGGGTTCAAAAGATGGTGAAGATAAAAGCGGTGACGACTTAAACGCACGATTTGATGAGTTAATCAAAGGTGAGTTTAAAGATGTTTATTCACAGCGTATAAGCGACACTATCAATCAAAGGTTTAAGAATCAAAATGATTTTCAACAGGAATTAGAATCATATGACGAGGCACTTATGCCACTATATGAGCATTATGGCGTTGAAGTCGGAGACTTTGAAACTTTGAACGAGGCTATGCTTGATGATGATTCTCTGTTTGAAGAAGAAGCAGAGGAAAGAGGCTTGTCAGTAGATGAGTTAAAAAACATTAAGCAACTTGAAATTGAAAACGCAAGATTGCAAGCTGTTGCAGAATCTCAAGAAAGAGAGCAGGCAGTGCAAGAAGAATTACAACGGTGGAATGATGAAGCAAGCAAACTGCAAGAGAGTTTCCCAGGCTTTAACCTTGAAAGTGAAATACAAAACGAAGATTTCGCAAACCTTATCAGTGGTGGCTGGAGTGTGGAGAAAGCATATAAAGCGGTGCATGCTGACGAACTTATTTCACAAGCAGTAAATATAACTGCTAACCGCACGAGACAAAATACTATTAACAGCATAAGAGCAAGAGGAATGCGACCAGCTGAAAATGGTATAAACAGTAGAGCAGGGGTGATTATCAAAGATGACCCAAGCAAATACACAGATGACGATATAAAAGAGATATTGCGTAGAGTAGACAGCGGTGAAAAGATAAGACTTTAACCTCAACAAGTCTATAAATAGCAAGATATATATTTCAATCGTCATTGATAGTTAGTAAATAAATAGTTAATACTTTAAAACATGATTTGATGATTGGAGAACGGAAACATGAGAAACGAATTTAAAAAAGTAAAACTTAATTTGAGACATTTTGACGGAAATTCTAATGTGCAGACTACCACTACATCAGGTGGCAGTAACAGTTTGACTGCTGAAATGAAAACCTTTTATGATAAGAACCTTATCAGAATGGCGAAACCTAATTTGGTACACGACCAGTTCGCACAAACAAGAAATATTCCGAAGAATGGCGGTAAGATGATTGAATTTAGAAAATTTGACAGCTTACCAAAGGCGTTGAAACCACTGACAGAGGGTGTAACTCCTGACGGTAACAAGCTCAATGTTACTGCTATCACTTCCGAAATCCATCAGTACGGTGATTATATTACACTCTCTGATTTGCTGGAACTGTCCGCTATTGACCCTGTACAGACAGAAACACAAGAACTACTAGCAGAACAGGCAGGAAGAACCCTTGACAGCATTACAAGAGATGTAATCACAGCAGGTACAAATGTACAGTATGTAGGCGGTGCTTCTTCAAGAGTAAACCTTGCGGCGGCTTCAAGCAACTATAAGCTGACAGTTGAAGAAGTGCAGAAAGCAATCAGAACCCTGAAAGCACAGAACGCAAAACCTGCAAAGGACGGTTACTTCGTAGCAATCATTCATCCTGATGTGTCTTACGATTTGACCCGTGACCCTGAATGGGTTGAAGCCTCCAAGTATGCAGGTTCAGAGCAGTTGTTTAGCGGAGAAATCGGAAAAATCAGAGGTTGCCGTTTTGTAGAAACTACCGAAGCAAAAATTGTTAAGGAAACCGGAAAGTCTGTTTACTGCACAATGGTGATTGGTGCTAATGCATACGGAACGACTAAGATAGAGGGTGGCGGTCTCGAATACATTGTCACACAGCTTGGTTCCGGCGGTTCAGCTGACCCACTCAAGCAGAGAGCGACTATGGGCTGGAAAGCAACAAAGACCGCTGAAAGATTGGTTGAGCAGTACATGGTAAGGATTGAGTCAAAGTCAACATTTGCAAGTGAAGCTAACTAATAGGGCTGAAAGGAGAAGCAATGGCTAAAGAAAAAGGAGAAGCAATGGCTAAAGAAAAAGAAGAAGCAATGGCTAAAGAAAAAGAAGAAGCAATGGCTAAAGAAAAAGAAGAAATGGTAACTTTTCAGCTACACAAAGATTCTAGTAAATACTCATCTGATGTATTTGTTGGAATCAACGGCAAAACATGGCTTATTAAAAGAGGTGTTCCGGTGGAACTACCCAAGCCTGTATATGATGTGTTGGCGGAGTCTATGCACGCAGACGCATTGCTTGCTGAAAGGATAGCAAACAGAGAAACACAGACAGCTGAATAAAAAGCTTATTAAACGAATGGGGGAGTAGTGGCTGGCTACTTCTCCATTTTTTAAGTTAACAGTTAGGAGAAAAAAGAAAGATGAATAAAAAAGAATTTAATGTGGGCTTATCCATAAAAGATAACAACGCAAAAATTATCAGAGGGATTGTGAGAGGTGACAACAATGTTTTGTTTAACATACAATTGCTTGACGGAAAAGAACCGTTTGATTTTAGCGGACACACACAAATGATATTAAATGTTATGTTGCCTGATGGAAACACAGTTTACTCTGATGGACTTAAAAGCACCGACTTAATAAATCCAAGCGAGGGTCTGCTTTGTTTTTCATTGCCGTTAGCATTTGTTTCTAATGTTGGTATGCACTATTTAAGCATAGAGGTGCATGGCAATGACGCAGTTGTCAATTCTGCAAGGCTAAACTATTATGTGGACGAGAAAACTACTGATTATGAAGAATATCTCAAAGAGCAAGAGAAAGACGGCGAGAGGCGATATACGGCACTGGAACAGGCACTTGCAAAAATTGACAAAATTATAAACGAAGATAGCGAAAGGGAAATAGAGAGGAGAGAACTTATTGCGTTGATGGCAAACATGACGAGTGCTGTTGAGAACGCTATAACCTATTGCGAGCTTACAGACAATAAAAATAAATATTTGTTAAATCAGATGAATAATATTAAAAGCACAGTAGAATCTTTGGTTTCACATCAAATAAACGGCACAGATATTGATTTTTCTAATCTTGTAACAAAAACAGAAATAAATAACTATGATTGCGGAAGCTTCACAAACAAGAAGCACACATTGCATCTTCTCTATGGAAGTGAAAGCAATTTGCCGAGTTTGGAAGTTGGGGAAATGGGATTTTGCGTTGATACTAACAAGTTATATGTGGGCGGTGCAACAAAGAATATATGTATCAATGATGACAATATACATAAAAGTTTTGTCGTTTCTGATACCGCACCTGATGACAAAACCGTATTATGGATTGACCCCAAAAGTAAAACAATTAAATATTTTAACGAAAATAGCGGTTATGAATGGGTGGTAGCAGACCAACACCCTGCTGTATTCGTTTAAAATTTGGAAAAGAAAGGATAGTACAACATGCTGAATGAATTTGAAGGTGGTAAGTCTTCATACGATTTAAGTTATACTATTGTTGATAACAATATTTATGTTAAGGTGAGTGACATTGAATTTAATCTACACCCAAGAGATTATATTGACGGCATAGTTGCTTATTTGAAGATTACAAACACAGGCGCAGTAGAGTTACGCCATACAGATTATAGCCATGATTTGTTGCAAACAGAAGCTACAATTGTATTTTCAAACATTGAAGAAGATACGGAATATGACTTATATATAGATTGGAACGGTTTCAAGGGTCAACATCTTTATCCGAGCAAACATATAACAATACAACCATACTATGATACGAATTATAGGTTTTATACTGTTTCCAATGGTTTGTATTCGTTTAAAGTTAACACTTCCCTTATACTTAATAATTTGTATAAAGGATATGACAGAATCTTTGAAATAACAACAGATTCTACAGAGGGTACTTATTATAAGGAGTTGAAGAAAACTTTTAAAGTGCCAAAATATATTACAATGTTTAGTGAAGATTTTGTTTTTGAAAATCTTATGCCTAACAGGACAATAGGCTTAAATCTTAATGTGATGGCGAATACCTCAAATGGCATAAAGTCAATCCACACACAACACATAGAAGCAAATACCAGACCATCAAAAATTAAGATATACCCAACAAATATAACAAACAGGACTGTAAATTTTAAAGTTGACAACTTAACCATTAACGGTCGTCTGCCGATTAAGAAAACAGTTATTGTAAGTCAATTAAGAGCGGATACAAGTAAAAAAAGATTGCTTACTGCCATGGCAGAAGAAAACCAAAATATGATTGAGGTGGTTCTTGGCGATTTAACACCAAACACCAATTATCTTTTATTGGTGGAATGTTTCACAGAAAATGATACACAAAGAGAAATTGCCTTTGTCAGTAGATATATATACACGCTTGCTAAATCCTTGGAGATTCAAAAAATAAACGCTTTTAATGATAACATTTCCATAACTCTTATAGCGGAAGAAACAGTTAACTATATGAGGCAATTGGACTTATATATAAAATCCTCTACAGATAGTTATTACACCAAGCTGAAAGGTTATCAAATAGGTGCAAATGTTAAATTTGAAGATAAAAAGCTTACGATAGAAAATCTGAAACCTGACACGGAATATAGCTTTAAAGCAGTATTATCAAATGAAAATTCGATTTATGAAATTGCATTTGCAGAAATAAAAACTTTATCTATAAATAACATTGAAGCCCCTGACATTGTATTTGCAATGCGTGATTTAAAAGGTAGCGGTTATGCCGATTGTGACCCTGAATATGCTTATTTTACCATAATAACGAAAAATTACGACCGGAAATTAAGCCCCAAAAACATATCATTTGAATTTTGCTATAAAGATAGTGATATTACTGACGATTCAAATTGGTATAAGGCTGGCAAAATTAAAAGGTATGCAGATAAGCCGATAGCGTTTGTAGGCGTTGCCGACCCTGTAGTTTGTAATCTGCCGAATGAAACACAATATATATATATACGAAGCAGAGTTGATTTTGAGAGTATGACTGCTTATGGCAAGCCGAAAGAGTATATTTTAATAGGTGCAGATGTAGGCGGTAGCCCTAAAGACATTGATTTAAGCAAAGTTATTAGTTTGGGTCAAAGTAATGATACTATCCCTGCGGAAATTGACACTGCAACATTTAATTTAGGACAAACTGCATTGCATGAATTACTTTTTTTAAAAGCAGAAAAAACAATAATCGAAAATGTTTTCAATAACTCTGTAGACGACTTCTTTGCACGTAGGGGTAGCTTCTTTGCATATAATAAGCATGAAGTAAGCCTAGATGTAAGTTATTTGTTATCTGACACAAGCCTATGGACGGAATATAACAACACGCACCAAATGTTATATGAATATGCACCGTATCCACTGGTTAATATACGAATTATTGGTTATTGCATGTACATGATACAAAGGTGTTGGAATGAGCAAGAACCGTTTAGAAAGTTAATGAAATATGAAATAAAAGAGGATATGCCTGAACCAATGGAAGATTAGAAAGGGACGAAAAGAAAATGAAAGTAGGCGAACTATTAGCACAGGTAAATAAAATTAAACCTAACGCATTTGACGATAACACGCTTTTAACATGGCTTAATCGTATAGAAGCTATGATACAAACAGAAATTATGAAGATTGAATCAGAAAAGGTTAAGCAATACACTCTTCCTGAAAGTATTGAGAAGGAATTGATATTGACTCCACCACACGACCAGTGCTATGAACTGTACATATCAGCACAGATAGACATAGCACAGCAAGAGTATGCTTCATATCAAAACACTATGGTTCTGTTTAATAACGCATTTAACGAAATGAAGAAATACTACATTCAAAAAAAGAAAAAGAACTTGAAGATAAACGCTAAACTATAAGTAAAAAAAATAGGAAAGGGGGAATTAAAACTATGCCTGAATTAGTAGCACTCCCTAATATAAAAAGTACAGGGAAAAGAAAAATGATTGAGTTTAAAGGGTATAGCAACCGTCCACAAATAAGTGACGGAGAAATGAGAGAAATGTATAATTTGTCATCAGACCAATACCCATATTTAACACAAAGGCAACCAAGAGGATATTATTATGAAAATAATTATTATACTCATGAATACGGTACACAAAAGCCTGATACTTTGAGCGTAAGAAATGATATTACTAACATTTTATCTTGGAAAGAAAAGCTGGTTGTTATTGCAGGTAATGACCTGTATTATAACAATGTTAAGGTGGCAACACTGCAAGAAACAGGTGATAAAAAAATATGTGGTATTGGTAATAAACTTTGTATTTTCCCGGATAAAATATATTACGATATAGACACTGGCACTCTACATAAGCTTGAAAGTGTACACAAAATTGTAGATACCAATGTTAGATTATACACCGATTGCATTGTAATTACTCATTTAAGTACCGATAGCAATTTCAAGGTTGGGGACGCGGTAACAATAAATTTAAACTTCAAAGAAAACGAAAAGAAATACCAGCGAACGGTAGCAACTATAATTAAAGGTATAATGACTGAGGGCGAAAACACAATAATTATGGTTAATGATAATACCTTTACAAATGATGAAAACGCATTTGGTATGTTGAATTTAGAACCACGAATCACTATCAAAAAAAGCGAGGATAACAAACCTATCAATCATATTAACAGTGGTAAATACTTAAAGTATGTAAACGGCTTTATGAAAAGAAGTGTGCCTGATATGGATTTTATAGTTGAAAATCAGAATAGATTATGGGGCTGTAAGGGTAGTACCATTTTTTCATCAAAGTTGGGTGACCCTACAAATTTTAACTACTTTACAAGTGGTATCACTAACAATAGTGCTGATTCTTATGCCGTGTCAGTCGGTACTGACGGTGATTTCACAGGTTGTGTATCGTTCCCAAGTCATATTGTATTTTTCAAAGAAAGTTATATACACAAGCTGTATGGTGGAAATAAACCATCAAGCTATCAAATTACAACGCTTGAATGCAACGGAATGGAAAAAGGTTCTCATAAGTCAGGGGTTACAGTAGACGGAGTCCTGTATTATAAGTCCCCTATAGGTATAATGGCTTATACTGGAGATTATCCTGTGCATATCACCTCATCATTTAAATATAGATATGTTAATGCAGTAGCAGGTAGCGACAAGCAGAAATATTATATATCTATGAAAAACACAGCAACCAATGAATGGGAAATGTTCGCCTTTGACTTTGCAAGGAAGTTATGGCACAAGGAAGATAATGCTCATGCTGTAGAGTTTGCTGTGCTAAATGGGGATTTACTCTATCTTGATAAAAAAGAGACTGAAACAGGTAATTTGAATGATATTAGATATATCATTGCACCATCAGAAGAACAAATTGTAAAAGAAGATAAAAAGATTCCTTGGCAAGCTGTATTTGGTGAGTTTGATGAAATCTTGGAAAACAAAAAAATTTATTCCAAGTTACAATTGCGTTTAACTATGGAAAAAGAAGCTGAATTATCTGTGTATATAGCAACAGATGAAAGCGAATGGCTTTTGGTTGCCAACCTCAAAAATGAAAGGAAAAGAAGCGTATACATACCGATTATTCCAAGAAGATGTGACAAATTCAAAATTAAACTTGAAGGAGTAGGGAGAACACGCATAGAATCACTTGTCAGGCTTGTTCGTGAGGGGAGTGAAGTATAAGTGTTAGTTATTAGAAAAGTAGAGGAAACAACAGACAATCTGCATGACAGCATAAAAGGATTTAATGACTCTTTAAGTCTTATTGAGGATTATATTAACAGGTTAGAGTTAAATCATGACGACTCTATATATGAATTAAAAGGTGCAATAGATAAGAGCGAGTATCTGCCAGAGGTTGAGGGCTTTGACTTGGACAAGGTGACACAATCGATATTAAGCACGCTTATTGATGGTGGTAAAATTAAGAGCGAGTATCTGCCAGAGGTTGAGGGCTTTGACTTGGACAAGGTGTATCCGGTTGGAAGCATCTATATATCATTAAATTATGATTTTAACCCTAACACCGCTTTTGGTGGAAACTGGGACAAACTGCCTGATGATTACTACCTTACGAGCACAACTACAAGCTATGTAGGACAAACTGTAGGAAAGAATTATCACACATTAACCTTTGACGAAATGCCAAGTCATAATCACACACAAGACTCTCACTCACATGATATGAGCGGTCAAGTTTGGAGTGATGGTGCAGGTAGTGGTGCTGCATATGTACAACAATCAAAAAGAAAAACCGTAAAAAGAAGAACATCAACAGAAACACCAACAATTAATTATGCAGGTGGTGGACAGTCTTTTAGCATACGACCTCAAAGTAAAATGGTAGTTATGTGGAAAAGAAACAGTTAAATAAAACTATATAGAAATAGAGGGGTGGCGAAAAGCTGCCCTTTTTTCGTTATACTATGTACAAATACAATATTATCAGAAAGGAAAGGAACAAAAAACAATGGCATTTACCGTAAAATCATACAAAGCACCTGCAAATTTGCAGGAAGAAATTGACAAACAGCAGAAAGTTATAACTAACCCCCCAAAATTCGACTATAACCCATTAACTGATTTAGCTTATCAGTCTTATGCTAAACAATATAACCAGTTGGGACAGCAGGCAAATGAAAACACAATGGCGAATGTTGCGGCACAAACGGGTGGGCTTGCTTCTTCGTATGCAGTACAGGCAGGAATGCAGGCACAAAATCAATATAATCAGCAGCTGGCAAACAAAATCCCTGAATTAGAGCGATTGGCATATGATAAGTACAACTCAAATAGAAACTATAACATGAGTCTGTATGACAAATTGAATAATAGCAAAATGAATGATTATAATATCTATTCACATGACAGAGAAGCAAAACAAAGACAAGCACAGTTTGAAGCAGAATTTAAGGAAAACAAGAGAAAATTCAACTTAAATCATAAGTTAGACAAGAGCATTGAAAAGTTTAAGGAAATGATGGATAAATGGACTACTCTTGGATATGCAGATGGCAAAGTTGCCGCTTATTTTGGAATAGCGAAAGGAACGAGAACCTCTGATTCGTTTTATAAGGATGCACAAAACAGCTTGAATAATTACAACACTAAAATAAACGAAACAAAGCGAGCAAGAAAAAACTTTAAAAATAACCCGAAGAAAAAGAAAAAGGGCAAGATTGAAAGCAAGATAACTAAACAAAAGTCGGCTTTAAACTTTGGTGTTACAAAAGAATTAGAAAACCTTGCAAGAAAAAGGTTTGCACAATAAGTTTATATAGATAACAAACAAGAAAGGGTACTACACATGGCTAAAAAGAAAAAGAAAATCGGTTTTATAGACAGCGAAACCTTTATAAAACAGGACTTAAAAAGAAACCATGATAAATATGTAGAAAAGCAGAAAAAAGAAAAGGCTAATCGAAATGTAGGGGCACCATTTTTAAATGAGCGTTCAAGACAAGTAATGCAAGCCGAACAGCAACCAAGACCAAACATAAAAGCACAGCAGAGTTCAAAATCAGGTTTTAAAAGGTCGGCACCAATTAAAACTTTTTCGTATAATGCCAAACAGTCGCAGAGTAGTAAAACAAGAGCAGGGTATTATACAGCGAGTAATAGCGAGCGTAGAAACTCAACAAGGTATAAATACGGTGCTGAAAATGGAACACCTGCCGAAAGATTCGCAAAAAGAATTGTGCCTGCAACAAAATCGACAGGTAATACCTTTTTAGGACAACACAGAATAACTGCAAGTGAATTTAGTCGCGGAAACGAAAATAACCTTACACGCATGGAAAGAGAAGCAAGGAGAGGCTTTTCAACCAGAATGCGAGGTGGAAGAAACAAGGCTTATGAATTTAGTGATAAAAAAATTGACGAGGGAAAGCTTAAACAAGGGCTGAAGGCAACCCAAAAAGCTATAAAAGAAGGCAACAAGGAAGAAATGAAGCGTGCTTTTGCCCAAGTGGACAAAGGAGAAAAACAGTTAGAAGAAGCTAAAAAAGGGTTAGGTTCTGTTGGTAAATTTGCTTTGGATATGTACCAACAGGGCGGACTTATCGGGCTTGATACCGTAGCTACTCTTGGAAAGGGGACTGTTTATTCCATGATGTCAAGGGCTTCGGGCGGTGGATACAAAGAAGCAAGAGAAAAACAAGTCCAAGAGAAAAAGACCGAAGCTATCAAAGAATTTAACAAATGGGTTAAAGACTATAAAAAAGACAATGTACCTCATAGTAAATCTGATTTAAAGAAGATGAACAGTGAGATACAAAAGAAGCAAAAAGAACTTAATAAAAAATTGAGTTCTATTGATGAATCAAAATATGATTTTGACACAAAGTCCGCACTGTATGGAGCAGGTGCAGGGCTTGTTGAGGGTGCAACAGAAAAACTCTTTGCACCATTTAAGGCAAGTAAAAAGCTTTTTGGTAAAGGTATCTTTGATTCTGCTGATGATATGTTGATTAAGAAAGGTGCAAGGGCACTACAAAAAGCACATATCAATAATGAGGTTGCACATAAGCTGTCTAAAATTGGTGTAGGTATGGCAGAAGAAGGGGCAGAAGAGGTAATATCATCTTTGGCGAATCCTTTAGTTGCTAAAGCTACTTATGATAAAAACGCTTTGCAGGAATACAAGACAAAAGAATTTTATAAAAATTTAGGTTATGACTTTGCTATGGGCAGTGCTATGGGCGGTGCTTTAGGTGGCACCGGTGCAGTCGTAGGTAAAGCCCTATCATCACGAAATAACAGTGGCAAATTGACAGATGAAGTCAAAAATAACATATTTGCAGTGGCAAAAGAGCAAAAAGAGGGCAGTGAAGCAAGAAAAAGGGTTGAAAAACTTGAACTTCAAAGGCAAAGGGGTTACAAGCCGTCAAATGACGATTACAACGAGGTTAGGGGGATTTTGACACAAGAGTTAATCGACAGTGCAAAAGTTGATTACACAGGCAAACAGAGAGCCAAAAATAACGATTTCTCAACAGAAAATATTTCTCCGAGGGCAGTTATAGAAAATGTTACAAATTTAGCTAAAAATGAGTTTGAAACAAAAAAAGTTAAAGCTGAAAATGTATCAAGGTTTGAGCGTGACGCCAATATCACAACAGAGGGGGAAAAATTTCATTTAAATAATGTTATCTCTAATAAAATTGAAGAAGCAAACGGTTTTGTGGGGGGACTACTTACTAAAAGTAATGTTTTATCAGATAATCCTATGCTTGCAAGTGAACAGGTTAACACAGTATCGCAACTTGTAACAGGAACACTTGCGGAAGAAAAATTGACAAATGAGTTTTTGAATGATAATGATATCAGAAATGCTATTGAAACAAGTCTTGATGTTAAGTTGCCTGTAAATAATGATATGGCAAGAGCCACGCTGAAAGAAATCAATATAAATAATTATGCAGAGAATCATTTTGATATTATAACAGAAGCAAAAAACGGTTATATTGATTCGGTGTTGAAACCGTTTGCAATGGACATTGGAGAAGAAGGCTACACGCTTGCAAAAGATATTTTACTGAAAACCGAAACAGCAAACTATGAAAATGTTTTGCAAGAGATGAAAAATTATATCAACGGTGGTATTGTTGCAGGTAAGGGAAGTGGCAATAGGGGTTATATTTCACAGATTGAATCAAGGAATATAACAAATTTATTGAGCAGTAAAAACCGTGCTAAGTTGTTTGACTATGGTTTTAAAATTGGCGAAGCTGAAAAACAAAGCATAAACAGAAGAAAAGCGGTTATTGCAGAGGGCAAGAAAGAAAACATAAGTGCAACTAAAAAGAAAGGTTCTGTTTCCTACAAAAAGGTTTCAAGCGATTATATGACGGAACAGGGCGAAATAAGCCGTAAAATTGCCAGAGAAACCTTAGGGAGCAAAGAATTACGCTTGTTTGAGCAAATAGCAGATGCTTTAGGTGTGAAAATCAACTTTTTCAACGGCAACAGCACATACAGAGGGTTTTATATTGACGACACTGTGAATATCAATATAAATAACAGTAGCCCTATTGACACATTCAAGCACGAAATAACACACTATCTACAGGAACATGCACCGCAACAATACAAGGAATTTAAAAATTTTATTTTTGAAAAGTTTTATAACAACAGTAAAAAACAATATAATGCCAAAGTTAATGAAATTATCGAACTTTACAAGGACAATGGCGTTAATTTAGCGGTTGAACAGGCAGAAGATGAAGTGCTTGCTAATGCAACTGATATTTTCCTGCGTGATGAAGCCCAGTTTAAAGAACTTGTAAAGGGAAATAAGACTATGGCAGAAAAGCTTTTGGAAAGCTTACAGACACTTTTACAGGCAATCCGTACAGTGATATCAAAATATAAACAAACGACCTTTGAGGGCGAATTTATGAACGATATAGGGGTATTGGAAAAAGCAGAAAAAATGTGGCTTAATGCTTTAAAGTCTGTATCAGAAAATAATAATGTATCATCACAGAACAACACTAATAATAGTGATGTTCAGTTTAGTATACAGAAAGATAACAAAGGTAGAGAATATGTATTGTTAGATGGTAATGTTATGAAAAATAAACCGTCTAATATGAAAATTCATGACTACATAGCAAGTGTTATAGGTCAGCACATAGGCAAGTACTATACCTTAATTGAAAACGGCTATAAAATATTCATAGGTGCAGATTTGCCCGGAGAATACACACAGTCAAAATACACTAAGGATTTGATTTCTAATTATAAATCCCAAAAATTATTGGTTAAACATGAAATAATAGGAAACATAAAGGAAGTAATAGAAATTGCTCGTAAAAGACAAGGCTCGCAAGGTGCTTGGGAATCTAATACAAAAGAAAAACATAATGTGGATGCTAAATTAGGTTTTTATAAATTTAAAAGTACAGTAGGATTGCAACGAAAAGATGGCAAAATACAGAAATACCGATTGACATTAGTTGTTAGAAATGAGGGGAATGGGAAGAAATATTTATATGATATTCAAACCATAGAAAAAACAGGTGGTTTACTAAGTCCTGTTACACAAGGTAACTCCACTTATAGCCACACCCAAAAGGGTGGGACGCCACCTGCTAAATATAGTAAGACTATATCAAATAAAAAGCAGACTGTCAACAACAAAAAAGATTCTGACGGAAATGTTTTGACAAAAGAACAAGAAAATTTCTTTAAAGATTCAAAAGTAGTAGATAGTAACGGCAATTTAAAAGTTATGTATCATGGTTCAAATAATAAATTCTTTGTCTTTGATACAAACAAATTCGGTGAGGTTGGAAGTACGGCTAAAGGCTATGGCATCTATTTTATTGATGATGTTCAAACGGCTAATCACTATGGCAAAAACATTTTTAAATGCTATCTTAATGCTAAAAAACTCGCTTCAACAACAGCTAAAACGCTTACTAAAAAAGAAGTTGAAAACCTTGTAAAACATAGTGTTGATGTACAAGCTAAAACTATGTTAGATGACGGCTATAATACACTTGAAGACGCTCAAAAAGACACATGGGTTAGTAACTATGTTGATACATATAACGCTGATATGGATTCAGTGTATGCAGACGTGACACAACAGCTTTATGACAATAACGATAATGATGTTGATTTAATTCATGAAATAATGAATGTAAACGGTGTAGGCGGTGTTAATGGGTATAAAGAAGCAAACAAATTTTATAGCGAAGTTTTAACTCCTGCAACCGGCGTTGATGGCTTTACCTTTAATTTTGGTAATGAAAAAGGTGTTATAGTATTTGAATCTAGTCAGATAAAAGAAACCACTAATAAGAAACCAACCTTAAATGATGATATACGTTTTCAACTTAAGAATGTTTCGGAAGAAAATACAAAGCTAAAAAAACACATTGAAGAATTAAAAGGTGAGTTCAAAAGAAGCAAAATTGCAAAGCCTATAGACAAAGAAGTCAACCGTGAAATAAGCAAATTGATTAAGGCTTATACTGACGGAAAAATGGATAGCCGTGTACATAGTGAGGTAAAGGCGGAAGTCGAAAAGATTTTTGATGAAATAAGAAATAACAATACTGATGATATACACTATATAAGTGATTGCTGTATGGAAGCAGGAAGAATCATTGCAAGTGAAAGTGTAAGGTATGTAAACGACCAAGAGAACGAATACAGAGATATAAAACACACTCTTAAAATGAACAAATTGAAAGTAGATGATACCTTTGTCGCAGAAGCAGGTGGGAAAGAGGAGTACAACGCTTTCAGGCGTGGTCTGTTTGGAACTGTCACACTATCAAAAACAAACGGCAGAAGCATAGACCAAGTCTATAATGAATTAGCGGGAATTTATCCGTGGCTTTTTGATAACGAAAAATATACAAGTGCTTACGACCAAGTGACAAATATAATTCAAGTGTTGGATGATTTGAAACCATATTATGAAGCTTATGATAAGGGAATGGCAAAAGAAATGGCTTCGGATATAGCTACTGATATATACGATTTAGCCTATGGTTTAAGTGTGTCTAAAACCTTTGCTGACAAGAAAGCGGAAGAAAAAAACAAAGCTGTTGCCCAAATAAAAGAACGCTATCAAAGCAAGTTATCAGAACTAAAGAGAACCAAAAACGCTGAAATGAAAGAAAAAGTATTAGCGGAAAGAAATAAGCAAATAGAAACACTAAAAACCAGATATAACGCTAAAATAGAGAAACAGAAACAAAAATTTAAGGAAAAAGAACAAACGACAAAAGAAAAAGCAAAGGACAAAACGGCAAGGACAAAAGCCTTTGATAAAATAGAAAAAGAAGTTAAATATCTATCTGAAAGGCTACTATCACCAACAGAAGAAAAACATGTTCCTGAAGGACTAAGAAGTGCAATAGCACAGACACTTAAAGGCTTGGATTTAACGAAAAAAAGAACTGAAAAGTGGGAAGCAAGGAAAGGTATAATTTCAAGCCGTACTTTGAAGTTCAACAAATTAAAAGTTGAATGTGACAAAATCTTACATGGGGAAGATAGCACTATTGAACTTGATAACGACATTGAAGATTTATTTAATGCAGTAGCAAGTTATGAAAATGTAAGGATAGAAAGCCTTGAAACTGCCGAACTTGAAAATGTAGCAAAATTATTACATGCAGTTACAAGGGCGGTTCAGACAGCAAATAAAACCTTTAATACTAACCTTAAACAGACTATTTCAGAACTTGGTGATACTATCATAAATGAGAATGGCAAGCGTAAAGAAAAGACTGAATATGACGGTTTCTGGGGTGCTACTAAAAACTTTTTTGGTGGCTCTATGACAAAACCGACAGACTTTTTCGCCATTATGGGTGGAACGGCTGAAACACTTTACAAAGAAATCAGAAAGGCACACAGAGAATTTACCTTTAAGACTAAAGATTCTTTAGAATTTATGCAAAAGCTTATCAAAAACAATGATGATGTGCATAATTGGACTGGAAAAAAAGCGATTACAAAAGAATACAAATTATCAAGCGGCGGTAAAATTGAATTAACAACTGCACAGGTTATGAGTTTGTATTGCCTGAGTAAGCGTGAGCAAGCGTTAAATCATATTTATGAGGGCGGTGTAGTATCTGTACCAACTAAAAAGCGTTTAAGCACTAAAAGGCTGAAAAACTTAATGCCTCAATTGGTATCACAAACAAAAGTCACAGTTAATTATGAAGATGTGCAAAACATTATAAATACATTGACAGAAGAACAAAAGACAATGGCTGATAAAATACAGAATTATTTATCAGAAACTTGTTCGGAATGGGGAAATGAAACATCTATGAAGCTTTATGATATAAAGAAATTCAAAGAAAAAAACTATTTCCCTATACAGTCTTCTAAACAGTTTTTAGCACAGTCATTTGATGTTAAAGGCGACAGCAAATTAAAAAATTTCAGTGCTACAAAATCATTAGTACCAAATGCCAACAATCCAATAGTAATTGATGATATTTTCAAAGTTTACACAAAGCATACAAGTGCTATGGCTAATTATAGTGCTTATGTGCCATCTATAACGGACTTTGAAAGGGTGTTGAACTATAAAACAAGAAATGCACAAGGTGAGCAAGTTTCCGTTAGAGAATCTATTGAAAGGGCTTACGGGAAAAAAGCGTTTGCATATATTGAAAATTGGTTAAGATATCTAAACCAAAATTATAATAAGCAAACATCAGACCTTGAACTACACGAGAGAGCATTAAACAATATGAAAAAAGCTTCTATCGGTGCAAACATAAGGGTATTGGTTCAACAACCTACCTCAATTGTAAGAAGTTTAATATTGTTAAATCCAAGTGACTTTATATTTGCAAAGGATAAACTGAAATTTAGCAAAGCAAAGGCAGAAATGCAAGAGAAAAATGCAACTGCATATTGGAAAAGCTTAGGTTTCTTCCAGACCGATACAGCAAGAAGTCTTTACGATATGATGTTAGATAATAGCACTATATCTGATAGGGCAATGGATATGTACGGCAAAGCTGATGACATGGCGTGGACTTATATGTGGCTTGCTACAAAAAGAAGTGTCGAAAGAAAATATAAAAATATAAAAATCGGTTCTGATGAATACTGGGAAAAGGTAAATGATGAATTTGATTATATGGTAGATAGAACACAGGTAGTTGATTCACCGTTTAACCGTTCACAGATTATGAGGAGCAACGATTTATTCGCTAAAGGTTTAACCGCATTTCAGGCAGAACCAACCACCACATACAATATGCTAAAAACAGAAATGATATTTGTTTTTAGAGATTGGAAGATGGGAAATAAAGCAGAAGCGAGCAAAAGACTTTCACGGCTTTTAGCTTCATATCTTTTAAATGGTTTAGCTGTTTCAGGTGCCGCCGCAACAATAGATATTTTGCGTACAAGTATTGTTAGTGGTAATGATGATGATGACAAGGAAAACGACCAATTAAACATTTTAGAAAAATGGCTTAAGTACACTAAAAACAATCTCATGCCAAACCTTCTCGGACTTGTTCCTATGGCAAATGATATAATGAACATTTTTGATGGCTATGGAAACGATAGATTAGATTTACAAGGTTTAAAGGCAATATACAAAGGTATTACTACCTTTAAAGATGGTAAATATACACTGTTCCAAGTAACAAAAGATATAGCAAAAGCTATCTCGTTGTGTAGTGGTATACCCTTGTACAATGCTATGCGTGATTTGCAGGCAATCGGTAATACTGCAATGAGAAAAATTGTTGGTAAGGATTTAGGCGATTATTACAGATACGCACAACGCTATGTTGTTTCAAATGAAAAAAATGCTAAATATTTTAAACGGATATACGGAAACGCTTATATACACGGAAATATTAAAGAAGCTGAAAAAATTAAGGAAAAGTTAAAAAGTAATGACTTTAACATGAAAAAGCTTAAATCCTCAAATAGAGAAATTAAAGATATGTATATTCCAAAATTTGAAGGTGACATATCTAACGGCAATTTTAAAAAGTTAGAACAGCATATAAAAGAATATGTGAACATAACAGGTGCTAAAGAAGAAACTGTGCGTAAGTTGGTATCTGACAGATGCATGCTACTATTAAAGAATAGTTTTAAGACAGGTACAAAAGAAGAAAGCTTGAATATTTTACATACGCTTTCAAAAATCAAAACTACCGCTTCAAAAGAAATCAAAAAATCGTTAGGCAATACTTATATAAAGAGTATGCAAGAAAAAGACTTTACCACAGCTGAGAAATTGAGAACATTAGCACAAGCAAAAAGATTTATAACTAAAACGGAAGCGGGGAATTATGCGTTAAACGCATATAATGACGAGCGGTTCGTTGATGAAAAACTTGATAAACCTAAAACTAAAGTCACAGCTAAAGATATTGAAAAATATGTGTTTAAACATAATTTAATGGATAAAGACACATGGGAATATCGAAAAGGCTTGATTCCAAGAAGTGGTAAATCAAAAGCCTTGTACAATAAAATTAGCAAAGGCTTTAATGAGGGCTTTGAAAAAAACGATATAAACTTAATTAAAAAATCCGCTAATGATATGGTTAAGCGTGGTTTTTACACCAGAGAAAACGAGAATAGATATATCAAAAGACGACTAATAGCTAAGTATTACACGGCAAAGAAAAATGGTGATACCGACGAAATGAAAAAAACAAGAAAAATGTTGAGCGAGTTAGGAATTGAGTATACACCAAGAGGTGGGCGTACAGGTCGTAGAAGTGGTGGCGGTTCCCGAGGTGGTGGAAGAAGTTCCGGAGGAAGAAGGAGAAGTCCATCAGGTGGCGGAAGTTCCAAGAGAATAACCACAGGTGCGGTTGGTGGTGGTACACCATCATCAAGAGTTAGCCGTAAAAGAACCGTAACAGGCAGAAGTGGCAGAAGACCAAGAACAAGGCGGACGAGAAGAAGCAGAAGTTCATAGAAAATAAAGGGGGGGGGTAGTGAAAAGCCCCCTTTTTTATTTTACAATTATAAAAACAGTAGAAAGGAGTTAATATATTTGATTTAGCACATTGCTTTATCAAGTAGACACACAACAAAAAAGATGAACGAGTTTATCACATTATTTGGCGAAATAAGAGTAGGTTTAGTTATAGCTATAGCTATAGCTATATATTGGATTTATAAAGGTGCGAAGAAAGTATATACAGATGTTATAAGTATGTACGAAGAACGGAAAAGGCATATTGACATTTTAGAGGATATGCAAAAATATAAAAAACAGCAGAACTTGATGGCAGAGGGGCTGATGGGACTTATGAGATACCGCCTTGTTAGGGAGTGTCAGAAAGCTATAGAAAAAAAAGAAATCACGGACGAACGATTAGAGATTATTGACGATTTATATATACCATATAAGGAACTTGGGGGTAATGGCGTTGCTAAAAAATATGTTAAAGAAGCACAAACCTTACCTATCAAAAAATAGTTTATATAGTTTATAACTTTTAAATAAAAACAAGAAAGGAAATTTAAAAAATGGAAAAACTATTAACAGATTTATTTATTCAAAGTGTGAACATGAGCGTTGTGATGGGCTGTTTGATTGTGGGCTATATTATTAAAAACAGCAAACTTTTGAATATGGTGGATAACCGAAATATTCCCCTGATTTTGATTGTTGCAGGTGTAGGAGTGTCGGTCGCAATCAACAAAAATATCAGCTACGACATTATCATTAGTGGCGCAGTTAGCGGTATGGTGTCTACCGGACTACATCAGGCGTTCCACCAGACCATCAAAAAATACATTGAGAGGTTCACCGAAATGCCTATAGACCCCGAACTGTTAAAGGGAAATGTTGCAGAGGGGGAAGAAACAGAGGATAATTCCATCGAATCTGATGGAATTGAAAATAAGGGAGAAACAGAGGAAAAACCACAGGAAGTACCTGGAGAAACTGCACCGCAGGAAAAACCTGTTACAATTGATGAAGTTTTCACAGCGTTAAAAGAAAGGCAGTAAATCATGGGAAAAGCAAAAACATACAGACAGTATGACAGCAGATGGGCAAACGACCCATTCCCAAAACACCCCGACAATATGGGAAATAGCGGTTGCGGTCCCACTGCCATAGCCGACATTGTGGCAACGATAAAGCCAAAAGTTACACCAAAACAGACAGGTGCATATATGCGTAAGCATGGATATGCCATATTTGGTGCTGGTTCAGCTCATGCGGGAATAATGGCTTGCATGAAAGCTTACGGACTTATTCCGACTAAACACGATACCATGCCACAGTTTTTTAAAGCGATGCAGAAAAAGGGGGCTGTAGGGATTGTTGTTTTTCGGGCTGGTAGCCGTGGCGGTGTAACATGGACTTCTGTCGGTCACTTCGTGGCTTGCTCTAAAGTCAAGGTTAAAAACGGCTTACACTACATGTACATGCACGACCCCGGGGCAAGAAAACACGACGGCTGGTATTGTTATGAAAAACATATGACGGGGCTTATACCGTCAATATGGTCGGGAGTGCCAAAAGCAAAGCCAAAACCTAAACCTAAACCAAAACCTAAAAAACCAGAGAAACCCAAAGAAAAAGAAAAGAAAGTAGAGGTTAAGAAATTGGATTGTAAATCAAAAACAATTAAGATTCCGTATGAGATAGAAGCTGGAAGTTTAAAAAAAATTAAGATTGAAGCTGTAGAGGGTTATTCGCAGATTGGAATTATGGCGGCAGACACCGACGACAATTTTGTTGTTGTAAAAGGCTTTGATGTAGACTTTGACGGTGGGTATATATCACTTCTCAATTTGCTTAACACCAGAAGAACGGGAATTTTAAAGTATCAGTGCTTCGCACTGCCTACCAAGAGCGTAAAGTAAAGTTGTAACTTATATTATTTTTATTCAGCTCTCCTTAAATAAACACTTAAAACCCCCTATTCGGTGTAAAGACTGTTAGGGGGTTTTAGGTTGCAATAAGGTACTAAAAAGGTACTGAAATATTTTAAAGCCGACAAAAATGTTTATTTATTTTTGGAATATGCGGAAAAACATTGTTGAAATTGTAACGATTTACGAATAGGTATTAAAATATTGGTTTTGTAAAGAAAATGTATGTTTCCAGAGGAGGTAAGAAGAAATACTCCTTCCGTGT